ACCGGCAACAATGTTTGATGTCAACAAAGCAATCATGCGTTGTTTAGTGAAAAATTTGGCAATGTTTGGTTTGGGTATTTATATTTATGCCGGTGAAGATTTGCCGGAAATGCCAATTGAAGCACAACCAATTGATCCAAAACCGCAACCAATTGAAACACCAAAAGTTGCACCGGATCCGGAAGTGAAACCAACAATTGAAAATGCACGTTTCAAATTGGCATTGAAATCAATTAGTGATGGAACGTACACAGAAGACAAATTGCGTGAAAAATTCCAATTGTCAGATCAACAGGAAACAGATTTAGAAAACCACATGGTTGAATTGGAAAAAGTAATTGAAGACATGGCAAAATCTTTTGAAGGAACAAAACCGGAACCAAAGAAAAAAGCAACACCAAAAAAAGCAACACCAAAAAAATAATACCATGAACAAAAGTTTATTTAGTATAAGCGCAGAAATGCAAAACATCATCAATGAATTGATGGAAACAGGTGGTGAATTGACACCGGAAATTGAAAATGCATTGGCAATCACACAAGATCAATTGCAAACAAAATCAATTTCGTATGCCGTTGTGATCCGTGCAATGGAATATCAAAACGCAACAATTGATGCAGAAATCAAAAGGTTGCAGGATCACAAACGCACAAGATCAAACACAATTGAAAGATTGAAAAATTCACTTTCAATGGCAATGCAAGTTTTTGAAATGGATGTGATTGAAGATGCAACAACAAAAATCAATTTCAGAAAATCACAAACATTGGAAATCATTGATGAAGCAAAGGTGCCGAAAAAATACAAAACGCAGGTTGTGACAACAAAGATTGACAAAAATGCAATAAAAAATGACATCAAGAATGGCGATATTGTCAAAGGTGTTGAATTAATAACAAATCAAAATTTACAAATCAAATGAGTGCAGGAACAACAATTGCCGGAGTAATTCACAAAATTATGCCGGTGCAGGAAATCAATGACAGTTTCACAAAACGTGATGTTGTAGTGAATACCGGTGGAGATTATCCACAATTAATTTCAATTCAATTTGTACAGGATCAAGTGTTTTTATTTAATGACATTTTAGAAGGTGCAAACGTTGTTATTGAAGTGAATATACGTGGAAGGGAATGGACATCCCCACAAGGTGAGGTGAAATATTTTAACACATTGCAAGGTTGGAAGGTTGAACAGGTCAACAACGGATCACCAAAACCACAACAACCGGCATCACAGAACGGAATACCAAAACAAGCAATTGAAGAAAACGCAAATGATGCGGATGATGATTTACCATTTTAAAAATTTAAGACATGGCAACAGAAAAAGAAACACCAAGAAGAAAAAAAATAAGTTCAACACAATTGCAATTTTTGTCAGATGATGTGCGTGATATAATCAACCACTATATCAACAAAAAAAACATGAGTGTTCATGCATTCTCTAAAATGTGCGGAGTGCATCCAAATCAAATGTATTTGTTTTTAAACAGTGATCGTGGATTGAATTTGACAACCGTGCAAAAAATCGGTGAGATCATAAACAAGGAAATAAAATAAACCACAACAACAAACAACGAAGTGACCGGATAAAACCGGTCATTTTTTTTTTGCTTTTTTTTGAAAATAATTGTGTTTTTTTATTGTAGATGTAAATTAAATTTGTATCTTTATTGAAAGAAACAAAAACAAAACAACATGTTACACAGTTCAACAATTAAAGCAGAAGTAAAAAAAAGATTTGAAGACATCAAAATCATTGAAGTGAAAAAACATAGTTTTGGTATTTTTTCAGTTAAGGTGAAAAAAGAAACAATGAGATCAACAAAAATTGGTATCATTTGGGGTAAAACAGATCATGAAAATTTTGAAAATGGTGTTGACATGGATGCGAAAATTGAATGGTTATGAATTGGAAAGATAAGATATTGAAAACACATTACGGTCAAACCGGATTTTTTAAAGAAATAGAAATGGAATTGAACTACAAAAACTTTTGTGCCGGTGATCCGGTAGAAGTAAAAAGAAACAAATACAATTCATTTGGCTTGATCATTACAGTTGATGAAAATTTGCAGGAATGCAAAGTACATTGTATTGATGCAAAATGGTCATGGTATAAATTTTCAGAATTGGAACACATGGAGGATCCGGAGTGCGAAACAGAATGTGAAAATTGTGATGAAGGCAAAGAAGAATTTTTTGAAGGATGTAGCAAACCGGCATCAATGTGTTGTGGTGGTTGCTATTCATACAGAAAATGTGAAGATTGCAACGGATCCGGAACAATCACAAAAAATGTTGATGAAATTATTGACGAAATTAATACTTTTGCACAAATTTAATTTGACACCATGAACGAGATTTTAGATATTGACAGAAGCCAACAGGAACACGAAACCCAAAACAGGCAACCGCAAACGTTTAATGAAATGGCGATATATTTATTGTCAAAGGAAAATTGCCGTGTGAATGGAAAAGGTTTTGCGGTAATCAATTTACATGATTATGTGCATTTGGCAATTGAAAGTGTTGATTTGGTTGCACCGGATCAACGCAAAACACATTTGATGTGCAAAACAATAAAACGAGCAATGGAAAAAGTGTACAATGCATTTTTGGATGGAAACATTGAGCCGGTTAATACAAGACATCAACGGAATATGTTTGGAATTTATAATGTATAACGTACAGTTGTAAAGATAGTTTTAGGCGAATAGATAACGAATAAAAATTAAAATATATGATATTTAAAAGTAAATGGGGCAAATGGAATGATATCTCAACGGGTTCATTATGTGGTTACAAATATGTTTTACAAGCACGTAGGCATAAAGATGGAAGGATTAAAATGAGAGTTGAAACAGTTAAGGCTTACGACACCGTTGCACACCCAACAATGGAGCAGTTAACCACAGTAAAAGAGCCTGAAAATTAACTTTACAACGTGTTATTGTGCGTTTTTAAATGCATCTATAACGCTAAGAATATGAGTAGTAAGGTTCAAACAGGATTTGGACACGGTTGCAAACGTATAAATAAGAGCCAATTAGATTGCTTGGAGCATAACGACCTTATTACTTATATTTATTGTTGTATGTCTTTTTTAATTGCATACAACGTATGGTTGTATGATTAGTGCGGATTAAAACTACAAATATGAGAAAAACGAGAGAACAAAAAAGGAATGAAGCTGCGGAAAAAGTATGCCGAGAACTTAGATACCAAATTTCGAGATATGGAGTTATAAAAGATTGGGATAGTATGATGAAGCAGTTTAGACCTTGGATGGATAACGCTAAGAAAAATAAATACGAAAGACCTTAGCATTAATTATACAACGTGTTAGCCACTTTTTTAATTGTTGCTAATGGACAAGTGTAAGGACAGTTAAATTTTATAATGATATGAAAGAATTAATAGAAGAAACAACAAGGTTAATGATAGATGGAACATTACCAAAAGAAGAAGCTGATAAAATTTTATTGGCTTTACATAATGTTAGCATAAGTCTTGTTAGAGCAAAGAAGTATGCAAGGCATCAACATTTTTTAGGTACACAAGGAAAAGAATTAGTAGAGTTTGAAGATTGGAAACAAGATTGATGCTAACACCAAAATTGAACACGTGCATTGGCATGTATTCAATTAACTGTTATAATTATTTTTTTGTATATTTACACCGTTATGTTTAGATGAAAAAATTTGGGGTGTACTTGTTGCCAAACATGCACCCCATTTTTAACAATAAAAAAAGAACCCATGAACAAGGAACAAAGCAACACAAGAAAAATGAAACGATCACCGCATTTAAAGTCATTCAAAAATCAAGTTGACAAGGAAATGCAGGAAAGAAAAAACAAAGTGAAGGAAATGCCAATTTGGAAAAAAATTGTTGGTATCACAATAATGCCATTGATGATTTTGATTTGGTGGATTGATCGTGCATTGTTTCTGTTAATGCCACACGCATCACATCCATCATTCAAGGAATATTTGTTGGAGAAATCAAGTTTGAAAATGACATTTGCACGTTTGATCATTTTTGGTGTACCTGCATTCATTGTTTGGATATTAATGTGATGAAATATGGCAAAGGCAAAAACACAACCGGAATGGATTGATGTTGCCGGACTAATTCAGATCACCGACATAAAAAAGATCAAACCAAATCCGGACAATCCACGAAAGATCACAAAATCAAAAATGGATGAATTGGTTGCATCAATCAAAGCGGATCCGGAAATATTAATTGCAAAACCATTGGTTGTTGATGATCAATTGATGGTATTAGGTGGAAACCAAAGATTGGAAGCATGTGTGAAAATTGGGATGAAAAAGGTGCCAACATTAAACGCATCAATGTTGACCGAAAAACAACGGTTGAAATTCATTGCAATTGACAATACACATTTTGGTGTTTGGGATCATGTCAAATTGGAACAATTATACAATCCGGAAGAATTGATTGAATACAATATACAGGAAACCAAAATTGTCATTGATGGTGAGGAAACCGAAATTGACAGGAACGAAATTGAAACCATTGACCAAACATTTGAGTTGGCAAATGAATTGGAGATTGGAAAAAATTATTTGGTTGTGATATTCAGAGATCAAACACAGTACATGGAAGCAATTGAAAAATTGGATTTGAAAGTTGTAAAAACAAACCACCATGAAAAAGATGATTTGAATGAAACCGGAATTGAACGTGTGATATTTTTTGACCAATTGAAATTGAAATGATCATTGCAATTCCATCAAAAAACAGATACGAAAACACCACAACACAAAACGTGTTCAAAGATGGTGTTTTTTTCGTGCCGGAAAACGAGGTGCAGGAATATCAAAAACGGATCCAAAACAAAATTGTTGGTGTACCTGCAAAATATAACGGTATCACAAAAACACGTAATTGGATTTTGAAACAACACCACAATCAAAATGTTTTATTCATTGATGATGATGTACGAGAGGTTGGAACATTCCAAGAAGGAAAACGGATCAATCTAAAAGACAAAACCGGTGGCGATATTATACAGGAGGAATTTAAAAAATTGTTTGACATCACAAATGGCATTGGTTTCAAAATTTTTGGAGTTGAAGCCGGTGGAAGTAAATTTGCAAACCATCCATTGTCACCAATTGCATTCAAAGGAATAATAAATGGATCATGCATGGGGATCATTAATGATGGATCATTTTATTTTGATGAACAATTTGAAGTGAAGGAAGATTATGACATTGTTTTGCGACATTTCAAAAAACATGGTGGAGTATTAAAGGCACGATATTTTTACATTCGCACATATCATTGGGAAAATGCCGGTGGTTGTGTAGATTATCGAACCGATAAAATGGAAGATGATGCAATTGAACTTTTACAAAAAAGGTTTCCATTAATGATCCGCACAGGACAAAGAAAAAATAAACATCAAATTTTGGTTTCATGGGATTGAGAGCAGACAAAGACAGTATAAAAAAACGGTACATTTATTTTTTGTTAGATCAAAATGATGTTGTACTTTACGTTGGAACGGCAGTTGATCCAAAACAACGGTACAAATCACATTTGAAACGATCACAAACACAAACCGCATTGTTGTACCGATATGTGAGAAAACACAAAGTGAAATTGAAATTGCACATTGTTTGTTCAATAACCTCATCATATCAACAGGCAGAACAATTGGAGATCCAATACATAAAAGACAATCAACAAACCGTTTTGAACTTTTACAACAACCCAAACAAAGAACGGTTGACAGAAATTGAAAATGAATTGAAATAAGATGGCACAGACGAAGGAAAAAGAACCTGTTAAGGGTAATGCATCCAAAACAAAAAAGAATGCACCACAACGCGTCAAAACTACAAAACCGGACACCATAAAAAAGGAAACGGAACAACAAAGAACCACAAACGGAAAAAATTTGATGGTTGATGCAATGCAAAAGGCATTGGGGATTGTTTCAACGGCATCAAAAATTGCCGGTGTATCACGTTCACAACATTATGAATGGATCAATAATGATCCGGAGTACATGCAAAGAATTAATGATGTTGCAGAAATGGCAAAAGATTTTGTTGAATCAAAATTGTTTGAACAAATCAAAGATGGAAGTACAACGGCAACAATTTTTTACATGAAATGCAAAATGCGTGAACGTGGTTACATTGAAAAAGTTGATGTTGACATGTCAGTGAATAGACCGGATTTGAGTGACATGACAACGGAGGAGATCCGGCGATATATAATAGAAAAAAAGAATGGATAAAAGTGAATTGATCAATTTGTATTTTGAATTGGAATTGGCAAAACGTCAATTTTGGGATTTTTGCATGTACTATGATCAACCATTTTTTGAATCACGACCATTTTTGCGTGAAATTGCGGATGCAATGCAGGATGTCAATGACCGCAAAATACATTCATTGTCAGTTTCATTGCCACCACGTGCAGGAAAATCATACATCACATCATTATTTTGTGCATGGACATTAGGCAACAATCCAAGTGAATCCGTAATGCGTAACACATGCACCGCAACATTGTACACCAAATTTTCGTATGATGTGCGTGACATTGTAAGATCACAAGAATTTCAAATGGTTTTTCCGGATGTGAAATTGTCCGGTGATAAAGCCAATTTGCAAGGTTGGAACACAAACCAATCAAAACAGGTTGGATATTTTGGTGCCGGTGTTGGTGGAACAATCATTGGTTTTGGTGCATCAAAAATTGCAATCACGGATGATTTGTACAGAGGAATTGAAGATGCATTGAATGAAAATATGAATGCACGAATAATTCAATGGAAACAGGCAACGCATGACAGTAGGATGGAAAGTGGATGCGCACGGATCGACATTGGTACACGTTGGACAATCAATGATGTGATTGGATCACAATTTGAAGCCGGAGAATATGACCGGTCAATTGTTGTTCCTGCATTGGATCATGATGAAAAATCATTTTGTGAAGCAGTAATGACCACCGCAGAATATCACGACAAACGCAAAAAAACGGCAAAGGAAATTTGGTTGGCAGAATATCAACAACAACCAATGGATTTGAAGGGAATGTTATTTGGAGAAATTCAAAGAATCACACCGGAAGAATTTGAAAAGATCCGAACACATAAAAAACCGGATGGATCACCGGCAATTGATGGGTGCATTGGTTATGTTGATGTAAGTGATGCCGGAAAAGATTTTACCGCATGTGCAATTGGTGCAATAATTGGTGATCATGTTTATGTTGTTGACTATGTTTTTGACAAATCAAACACGGATGTGACAATACCAATGGTTGCAAATATTTTGGACAAATGGGATGTGAGATATTGCCGTGTTGAATCCAATGCAATGGGTGCCATGTTTGCACGTGAATTGCAACGAAATACAAAAACACGCATTTTGCAGGTTGCCAATACACAAAACAAAATCACACGGATCATCATGCAATCAGCATTCATAATTCAAAAGATGACATTCGTACAACGTGACAATCCAAATGCAACCGGTTTCATTGACAATCTAATTGCATTTAGCAAGGAAGGAAAAAACAAAAACGATGATGCACCGGATTGTATTGCAGGTTTGGCAATGTTCATTCAATCAATGTTTAGATCCATTCGACAATGACCGGCGATATATTGTAGGAAGATTTTTTTTGATCAAAAATAATTAAAAATAAATGCATTTTTTTATTGTAGATGTAAATTAAATTTGTATCTTTATAATGTAAACAAACAAAACAAGATGAGAATTTCAAACATAGCAAACAACAAAGGTGATCAAACATACGAGTTGACAATCATTGGAACTGAAAACGAAGTTGAAGAATTTTCAAATTTCACACAATATCTTGCGGATTTTGTTGAAGACGAATACAACGGTGAATTTTCAATTACAATCATGGGATCAATGGAATTTTCAAAAAAAGAATTTCGTGCAACAGTTACAGAGGAATTGAAAAATTTTAGAAAAACTTTAAAAAAATAATCAAAAAAGTTTGCAGATATAAATTAAATTTGTATCTTTAAGTATTGAAACAAACAAA